AGCTCCTATACGTTTCGTGGAAGGAGATGTGCGCTGGTCCTATCCCATGTAGAACTGAGGTAGTACCAGAGATGGGTAACAAGGCTCGTTATATAACGATGGCCCCGTATTGGGTTAACCAACTACAGGCTCCCCTGTCCCACATTTTAATAGAAGGTATGAAATATCATCCCTCAGTATTCTCAAGCTTTCACCGACAGGATCAGGCTTGGGAGGCTTGTAACCAGATTGCCAAGAGGTCTATCGACTTTAATGACAAAATTTGGGTTCTAAGTAGCGATCTTAAAGATGCTACGAATGCTCAGCAATTTGAACTTACTAAGTCAATGCTTAAAGCATTCATCAACGGATATGGACTCGAGAGAGATCCTGAGTACGTCGATTTAGTCCTGGGTACTATAAGGCCTAGGATAGTGGAATTTAAGGATGATACTATCATCTCCACTAAAGGTATAATGATGGGTGAGGCTATCGCCAAACCATCACTTACATTGCTAAATCTAGCCATAGAAGAGCTGTCATTTCTACAGTATGTAGGAAGAACAGATCTTCTCTATACAGATGAACCTGCACCCTATCGGGATTATAGGTTTATACACATAGGTGGAGATGATCACCTAGTAATCGGTGAGAGGGGGTATCTTGATAATATTACCAAGAACCACATTCTCGCTGGGTCGCATATTTCACCGGGGCAGCACGGCTACTCCAAGAAATTTGTAAAATACACTGAAAGAATACTCAATATTGAGAATTTCAAGTTTTTAAAACCTATACACGAGGACTATTCAAAGTCCATGATAGTGGATAGTGTAAAAGTCAGACTCTTAGAAAGAGGTCAATCGACCCTAATAAAGAAAGACAATAAAAACGTAGCCATTGGAAAGTCCGCCCAGATATCTGGGTGTCTAAATTGGCTACCTAAAGACGATAGGTTCTGGAGGAGTGATAAAATCACCTCAATAAGGGATCTATTCATTAATAGGATGGGTGCTTTACTTCCTAGTAGGAATCTACACCCTAAATTATACTGCCAACTGCTTCTCCCGATAAGGATAGGCGGTCTTAGTTTAGGGCTCCAGCACGAGACAGATTCTGCTCTTGCCGGTTGCCCAGAGCCCACCAAAATCTTCCTAAGATATCTTAGAGATTGTGTGGATAACGATAAGAACGTGGTCAGAGAAAAGTTTAGAATTCTCAGAAGACTCAACGTTAACACTTCTTGTAGAGGTGTAGAGAAGATCATAGACTTCCAAGAGAAGATATGTGATCAACTAAATACTTGGCCAAATATGGTCAATGCAATAAGGTGGAAAGAGCTAATTAATAAATTCCCGGATCCACTAAAAAACAACAGAAGAATCCTATCACTCGCAGAAGATGCGGGATGGATGTCTGTAGAAGAATTCGCGAAAAGGGCAACAAGAGGTAATCTCTTTCAATCCCTTTTAATGGATAATATCGATAAAGGTAAGGTATTTAATACCCGTCCTTTAAACGAAACATATACTAAGATCTGGGACGTTATATTTAACGATCCGGTCCTTAAGAATTATAAGGACAGACAAGATCTTGATATTAAGGGAGACAAAGAGCTGAAGAGAATACTCGACAACTCATCTCCGGATTGGTTCTTTGATACCTCGGAATTAACTTCCGCGGATATAGGACCTCAATGTGAGGTTGGAGACCCGGATGAAATATTCGACATAGTCGATATGACATACCTCGAAAAATATACGAGGGGCTTTCCAAACCTTGTAGTTGGACTTAAGGCTCTAGGCCTTAAGGACTCCATAAAAAACTAGGAACTATAGTTCCTAAAAGGGTCTAATAGACCCATGTAGACCATAGATATCTATGGTCTCCAAGGCGAAATATTTCGCTCGGGTGATGAAAGCAAGGTTCTTGACTTAGCTCGAGAGCTGTCTACATCTAGTAAGATGTTAGAGTCACCTGTTTCACCACAACATTCATGCGTTCCTAAATA